TACCGCCAGCGAATCCGCCGACTGCGGCGCCCGCCACATTCCCTACGATGGGAACGGCCGAACCTGCGACACCGCCTGCCGCCGCTCCGCCTACGGCACCCGCTACCATAAAAGGCACGTCTCCGGCCAGCGTAGCGATTTGAGAAGCAATCCTATGATACATGGGCGCGTTCTCGGGCAGTACTCGGTCGGGCGCTTCTTTTAAAAGGTGTGACACCGACATGTCAAAGCCCGCTTCGATAGCCTCTAAAAATGTCATAGCTTCTTTTAACTTAGGCCCGCCTTCAGGTGTGCCTTCGGCGGCGACGGCCTGAAGCTTTTCTTTAAAACCCTTTTCCACGGGTGTCATGTCGGGATTCTTAACCCCGTAGTATTCATCTACTTCTTCAGGTTTAAACCCGGAAGCTAGCATTTCTGCCGCGTTATCATTTCGATATTGATCTACTTCGTCAGGACTAAATCCTGACTGAAGCATCTCGTTTAGTTCTTGCACACCCGGTGCAATCTGAGGTTCCACTAGTTAGATCCCTTTGCTGCGTCTTTGCGCTTTTTCCAATCAGCCGGTGATTCGCCCGGTAATCGCGGCACCGTTACTTGCACGACACCTGGCGTGGGGACTGGCGACCTACGTCTAACCATGTCCTTCATAATTTCACGGTTATCCCGCTGTAATGTATTAACCATTTTTCCCAAATACTTTGGGCTATCGGGGCTTAAAAGTTCTAATGCAGTGTCGCCTTTTTTACGGCGTTCTTTATACTCGGCCTCAAAGTACTGCATAAACCTAAGCATATTTTCTTCGCCTACGGGATCTTTTAAACCCATGGCGTTTGTTTTAACTAGCTTCGCATTGGCCTGCGCCATTAGCTGTTTTTTATAATCGCTTTCAATTCGACCGGCGTCTGTACCTCTACCTTGAATTTCATCACGCAAATGTTTTACGTCTGAAAAACTTAAGCCATTTCCTAGGTAGGGATTGATTTCGTTTTCATCGGTGATTTTTCTAGGGTCGCCGTCGGGCAAATGAATTCGGCCATACAGTTCAATCATAGTGTTGGCGTTTGTCTTAAGTCTTGATTCAGAAGAGTTTGCTTTTTCAAGCATGTTTAAAAACTGTTCTTTTGAACCGCCGCCAGTCGGGTCAAGGTTCGACATTAGAATGTCTTTAGCAGTCAGTTTATTTTCTTCAATGGCGGTTAAGAAATCATTCTGTGTCTGGGTCTGCTGTATTTTTAAATTACGTTCTTGAAGTTTTATAGACCGTTCTTGATCTATTTCTTTAGCCCTAACCGCTTGTTCGATTTCGCCTTGAAGCTGGATCTTTCCTTCGGCCCCAAGAATTTTATCAAACTCGCCAGACTTTAATTTTTCACTGGCATATCCGGGGTTTAAGTTAGCCCAGCCACGTACCGTTGCTTTAGTTAAAGCAAGTTCGCCGTCGGCTTTTAATTCGGCGGCTTTGTGGCGCGGCAGTTGTCCGTTAGCTACAAGGTTTTCAATTGCTTGGTTATGAAGTTCAAACTGAAGTTTTTGTGAACTAGGATCTGCGGCTACGGCTGACGACAAGTTATTTATACTTGAAGTATAGTCTTGAACGGCCTTCATACCGGCAAGTTCTGATTGTCCTTGCGCCGAAGTTTTGTATAGCTGCCCTTTTATTCGCTCCGAAGCTTCACCGAAAAATGCCCTAGCTCCGCCAGTTGAAGCGTCTTCGCCGATCTTTCCTAGCGTTTCTTCAACGCGCTTATTGTAATCTTCGAAAGCTTTTTTATCGCCGGGTTCAGCCGTGCGAATAGTTTCTTGAAGATCAATCGCAAGATCAGCATTCGCCTTCGTAACTTTCTGAGTTATGTCCGAAGTGTTTTCTTGATCGATTCGTTTGGCCACAACGTCGGCAACGCCCTGAACCGCTTGTCCGGCTTGCACAAGTGCTCTACCTTCGGCAGCGCCAAACTGATCGGCCGAGTATTCGACTCTTTGAATCGGACCTGGGGCGCTTGTCTGTTGTCTATACTCTTTAATAACCGGCATTACTAACCCCACGCCCCGGATTTTTGTCCGGTACTATAAGTGCTTGCGGCCCCCGAAAGAAGATTAGCGGCGCCGGATATTTGTGCAGCATTCGCAGCCGCCTTAGCTCCGGACCTGTACGCTCGGGCTTGTCGCATGTATGAGTCTCTTTGAATTTCGCCGCCACGTTTGATATTGATAACGTCTTTTTCGGCCGATGCAGCATTGTCTTGCAAAACTTCTAAAGGGGAACCTTCGCGCCTAACACCCGAAGCCCCTATCTGTGCCATGTTGCTAGCTTGGTCTCTGCGAAATGAAAGTCTAAATTGCCGCTCATCTTCGGCGGCACGTTCTACGGCTATCCTGGCATTTTCTTCGGCGTCCGCAGCATTGAGTTTGCCAGCTTGCTTTGCGGCCTTTGCCTGTTGCTGCGCACCGTGGAAGCTCATTAAAGCTCCGGCACCTGCTACTACTGCCGTTGTTACCGCTGCCATTAGTTACACTCCATTAGATATGCTTTTTCAGTTAAGCGAAAACCGCGCTTTGCTAACGATGCATCACTAATCGGGGTAGTTTCTTCTAATGTCATTGTGATGCAGTCGCAGTGTTCTTTTCCGTAATTTACGAATTCCAAAAATAGTTTTGCACCCGATCCGCCGAATCTGAATTCTGGCGACACCCACCACAGAAGTTCCGACAACATTAAAATGCTCGGATTAAAGTGATGTTGCTGAACCATGCCCGCTATAAATCCCGTTCTTACCCCGTCTTTAACGGACAGAATAACAAGGTGATTGGCGATTAGATTTTGTAGGAAGCCACGCGCATACGGTTCGTCACCGGCCAAACTAAATTTAGATTGATACGTCTTAGAAAATGCAACGCACTCCCCAAGTAACCATTCTAAATCTGAGATGTTGGCCCTTCTAGTAATTATCATTTACCTATCCTGTGTCAGCATTTGCGGCATGAGTGCTAAAATCATGCACGGTAAAGGCTGATCTTGTCTAAAACAAAACTGGTTTTCGAAATCATAATCGGCTTCTACCGTCTCGGATAAAATGCCCGTGAAAAGCGGCACTGCCCGACTTAGCGGATCTGAAGATTCCCTAAAGGTAATGGTTTTTAAATCGTCAAAATCCATTCCTATTTTAAGACCTAAAGATCTGTGAAGCATAATGCCTACCCGGTGCGTTCTTTGGGTTTTGCCTACGGCAGTGCCGTCGGCGGCGCCTGCATTTAGCCGAAGCATTTTGCCATCGCTATCAAAGCCCAATCCTATGTGAACAGTCGTGGCCGCCGTTGAAAGCGTAATTGCCCCACTTGCCACGGTCTTACTTGGCTGAACTGCGCCGTCGCCCAGGATATCCACAACTTGACCTTCTAGGTGCGTAAGGCCTGAAATAGCGGTAACGAATTTTCGAGCCTCGCCGCCAGATACATAGGTCGTATAGTTTGTGGTGTTTATGTTATTTCCCGATAAATCTGTAATGGCAAAGGAGTTAGCTGCGGCACTCGCAACTAGAACGCTCTCCCCATTAAGTTCAGTCATGCCTAAAATATCTGACAATAGAATTTTATCGCCGTCTGAGAAGCCGTGCGCTGTTGACGACACCACTCCGGGGTTTGCTTTTGTAATGGCGGTGATTGTTTTGGGGACGTCGTATGTAAGTCCGCAGTCTACAAAGAAGGCGTCTTTCTGTTCGGTCTCATTATCAAATATCGGTTTCATGTATTCAATGTGCCGAACTACTGCGCCATTAACGTATCTTTTTACGAGAAGCCACAGCTCATTTCTTGTGCCGGAAGAACTAGGGATACAGGCAACGCTTTCTACTTGTGCGGCCGTTCCGCCTGCATCACTAACGCCTGCTAGAAGATGCCTATGCCATCCGACTTTAAAAGAATCTACGTCACGTTCGTAAGTTAATCCGACAAGATACCCATCTTCACGAACACACCATAAGATTGGTTGTGGTTCTTTTTGTGCGGACATTTCCACAATTCCGCCTTGGGTTATGTGCTCGGCAAGCATTGTCATGTCTGTTGCACGAAAGCCGTCGGCGTCAAAAAAGTAAGTTAATTCACGAACCTTTCGGCCTGCACTTTGTAGAAACAAAATGCTTTTGCCAAACTGAACCGCTTGCACGTTTGCTGATCCGTAGCTTGTAGATCTTTTGGCCGTGATGTTTACCGGCGTTAAAGCTTCAGATTGTGAACTGGGTCTAACGATCCATTCCCCGCCAGCCGTTCCCGCAAGAAGACCTTTTTCATCCGAGATAACCCAGCGGACTACGTTCACGTCATTTGAATTGAAAGTGAAACTTAAAGCCGAAGTCGCGGCTACTACGCCGTCTGTTCCGCTAGGCGCAAAATTAGAGTACTCGCTCGTAACACTTGCGTCCATTCGCTGCGGCAGATTCGTGTTCCCAGCAAACACAAGGCGGTCTTCGTGAAAGGTCACACAAGCTGGGTATCCAGTTGTTGCCGACCACGCTCCGAAGCGCCAGAAAGATTTTGACGTCGTATCCGTAAGGGTACTGCCGACAGTGACGGTAACTTGTCCATAGTTCACAAAGGCAGTGATCGTAACCCAGCCCCATACCGAACCTTCCTGCATACGCACAAGGCGGCCTACGTCAGTTGATTGAAATAGAAATGGATAAACTGTGCCGCCTGAAATCCAGGCATTTGCATAAGTAGAGCCTTGCAGATCAAAGTTATTGGCGTCAATTACCGTGACTGTCCACGAGCCGTTAGCCTCGGTCGTTCCAACTATGCCGGATATCCCGACTCTGTCGCCGGTAGTTTTGCCGTGCGCAGTTGACGTTACCCTAACAAGTCCTGCGGCATTTGCCGTAGCCGTGATCGCAGTCGTGGGCCCTGTAGAAAGTGTGACTCCTGAACCTGTAGCTGCACTTGGGGTAAGAACAACCGCAGTTGTATTTGTGGGTAGATACGGCCCGTCAGTAAAAGTAATCTCAGCTAGTGTCCAAGACGTGTGCGCTGTACGCGACAAAGTTCTAGGTGCATAGCTTGGATGCACAATATATAAAACGTCGGCACTTTGAGTTATGCGAAGTTGAAAAAGATCCGCCTGCGCATACGGCGTTGAAATTTCATAGGGCACTCCGGGACTTGATTCAATCTGTCCGCCGTTTCTATAGAAACGAATGTATTCATCACCGAATTCTAAAATGTAGGCTTGTGTAGTTGAAAATTCAAAAGCAAGAAGACGGGCATTGTCCGCCGCAGTCTTTGTACTCGCCACGTAATACGTGCCGGATCTTCTAACAAGGCCGCCTTGAAGTGACGGGATAAAATTTAGACACGTATCTAACGCTTGTCGATATCGATCAAGTTCTACCTGGCCGTGAAGAAGCGGACTAAATTCCCCGGCACCGAAACTAGTTTGTATTGGCGAAACTTTCGGCACATTAACTCCTGCAAGTTACCCATTCATCCTCGGGCGGTTTCTCGGCTGGCTTTTCTATCGCATTAGCCCGTCTAGCTTCAGCGATAATGCCCATGTACGTGTCTTTTATGTCAGCCTTTTTCGAATTCGATTGCGTGATTTCTTCGCAAGTATTTTCAGCGAGTTTTGCAGCGAAGGCTTCCCTAAATAAGACGTCCATTTCATTTGGATCTGTCACGTCGTAGATGTATCTAATTTCTAAAGGTGCCGTGTCGTTCGTGATGATGTTGCGACCCTCAATAACCCAGTCGTGTGAATTCAAATTGTTTTCTGGATCTGGGGGAAGAAGTCTTACAAAATCACTAGGCAATGGAAAACTGTTGGCCCTAGTGTGAACCGGTTCAGTAGAACTCGCCGCAAGCTCGGCCCTTTTAACGGCGAAGCCCCAAGGGTGTGTCCGAAGAAGTGCTA